TTGCACAAGCAATCACGAATTTAGCATCACGAGTTACAACGTTTTCTTCCCAATAGTGAAGATATTCAGTGCTTACTGGACCTCTTGAAAATAAGTCCATTATATTGGTCATTCTTACTGGTTTTCTTTCAATTCCAGCTTCGATTGTACCTAAATAATCACGGTCTCCAATATCGGTTGCTCCCTGTGTTCCTTTGTTTACTTCCATTGAGAACCCAGCGTGTGCTTTTTGCTGTGTAGCGTTCTCTTTCATCGCCTTGATTGTTTCAGAGTGCTCCATAATGTAAGCTCGTAAACCTTTGTTTACTTCTGCTTTAACGCCTTTTTCACTAAGTGATTTCATTGCCAACATTACTGTTTTCATGTTTTCACCTAATAAACGCATTTCTTCCGTTTTCCCTTCGTTTAATGCCTTAACAGCGTTATCCAAAGCAACTTGGTCAACCTTTCCTTCAACTGTTTTTTGCAATTCGTTGATAAAGGATTTCATTTCAGCGTTATACTCCTTGTATAAATCCGCTTGTTCTGCTGGTTCCATAGCATCAAACGCCTCTTGGCTGTGCCCTTTTGAAACTAAAAATTCTTTAAAATTTTTCATTGTTTTTTTGTTTATAAATAACTACTAATTTTCTGTGAAGCCTTGTCCCCAGATTTGTTGTTTGAAGTGTTTAAAACGGCTTCGGTTTCTGGAGTGATAATATCGGCTCCAGTATTTTCTTTTTCAATTTCAATTTCAATTGTGGGGGTGTAAGCATTTGAACCTTTTACAACGGCTGAACCCTCTATTACTTTTGCTTCCGTAATTGCGTAAAAAAATCCTTTATGGTCTGCAACTTCTTGATTTACAACTATTGGATAATACTTGTCCCAATTAGCTTTTTCACTTGAATACATCGCTTCGTTGGAATCTATACAAAGGAACATTTTAATATATCGCATCCCAACAGAATGATTTAAAACCCTCCCTTTTCTGTACAGATTAAACATAAATTCGTTAACATCTTTTTTGATTTGAGCGTTAAAAATCAATGCTTCTGTACTGCCCACAAATTTAAAACCTAATTTTTTCCAGTCAATTATTTCTGTTGTCGCTATTAAATTGTCATTTACAGAATCAGCAATAACATTTTCAAAGTCCATTTGGTGCTCTTGTAATAAAAGCAAAGATTTTGTTTCGTTTAATGATTTTTTCCACAACCCGTTGATATGGCAATCCATGTGAGAGTCAATGACATTTGTGGTGTTAATTATCAATTTTGCATTTAAAACTGTTGAATCCTCTCCAGTAACATCAACACCAGCTTTCTGAACTCCATTATCTTCTTGAATTACTGCATTACAAAAATCCCCATGCTTAATCGCGTTGGTTTTTTGAGTAATAATCAACTCTTTATTCTTAAAGATGTATGCAATTTCTTGTTCCTTTGTCATTTCTTTACAATTTGTTGAGTTTTAACGGCTTTTTCACGGTCTTTTTTAGCCTGTTTAATGGCTTCAATCTTTTCCTTTTCCATAACTTGTTAGAAATAAATTTGATAATCCTATGGCAAATGTAGAATAATTTATTATAAATGATTTAATTTGCAATAAATTAATCGAATTTAATTATGGCTTTAATCTCTGTTCCAGAAATAATGAATGCTTTTTTTAATACTTCAAGGGAGTATTACAAAACACCAAAACTTCCAAATCAAACTCAAATTTTAACAGGGGAAGCACAATTTTTAAATCCTGACACTTGGAACGCTCATAATATCTTTATGACTACTCCCCAGCTTTACGCTGTAATTAATCGGAGGGGTTATTTGTTAGCTTCTGGAGTTTGGCGTCATTACAAAGCTGGAAAAGATGGTAAACCAGTTGAAATTCTTAATTCTCCAGCCGTTAAACTTTTAGAAAATCCTAATCCCTTAGTAAAGGGAAATGATTTAATAAGACAATGGAACGAGAACAGGTGTGTATTCGGTAACAATTACGAGTATATTTTAAAGGCTTTTAATAATCAAGATTTGCCTGACCAATTAACAAACATTGACCCGACAACAGTAGCTATTAAAACATCTGGAAAATACTACAAACAAACAAAAATTGAGGATATTATTCTTTATTACGAAGTTTTTGAAAAGGGAAATTCAGTTGCTATTGACAAACTGGAAACAAAAGAGGTTAATCATACAAGAATAATTAACGCTTTAAACGCTGTTAAGGGCGAAAGTCCGATGATACCTATTCACATGCCTATTTCTAACATTCGTGCGTCATACCAGTTTAGAAACGTTATTATGACCAAGAAAGGAGCACTTGGATTGCTTACAAATGCTTCCAAAGATAGTTCTGGAGCAATACCACTTTCAGATACAGAACGTAAAAGAATTGACAAGGAATATCAAAGACAATTTGGAATTGATAAGGACCAACAACAAATTCTTATGACAAATGCTTCTTTGACATGGCAATCAATGTCCTTTCCAACAAAGGATATGATGTTATTCGAAGAAGTAGATGAAGATTTTTTAACAATCATTGATAATTACGGCATGAATGTTAACCTGTTTAGTCGTACAAAAGGTAGCACCTTTGAAAATCTTAATGAGGGCATGAAACAAGCTTATCAAAGTACTATTATACCAGAAGCCGAAGAACTAGCAATGCAACGTTCAGAACAGTTTAAATTGCTTGAAAAAGGCGAATTTTTAGAATTGTGCTATGCGCATATCCCAGTACTACAAGAAAACCGAAAAGAAAATGCTGAAATCTTGGAACGTAAAGCAAACACAATTAAAACACTTTCGGAAGTTGGAATGTACTCCAGCGAAGAAATTAAAAGGCTTGTTAAATTAGAATTATAATAACAAAGGGAGCTTTTAAACTCCCTTTTTTTTTTATTTATGAAATTTTGCCGTTGTCAGCGAATGAATAATAACTTTCTTCTGTGATTATAACGTGGTCCAATATAGGTAAATCAATCATTTTACCAAATTCAACCATTTTTGAGGTTAACCTTAAATCGGCTTCGCTTGGTGTTAATGCTCCGCTCGGATGGTTATGGCAAAGAATCATAGCCTGTGCATTTGCTAATAATCCACCTTGAAAAATAATTTTACCATCTGCAACAGTTCCTGAACAACCTCCCTCGCTTATTTTAATGACTCCTAGCACTTTATTTGCCCTGTTTAAGTACATAACAAAGAACGCTTCTTTATACTCCATTATATCGGAGAAAAACGGTCTAAATATTTGACAAGCTTTTTCACTTGATGTTATCTTTTCCCTGTCCGATGCTTTAACCTTTGTTGTATAGGTTAATTTTACTTCTGCAATATTGTTCATTTTGTAGTTTTTATTATGTTTAAATTAAAATTATCCAACAACCTTATCAGCGTAAATTGTTGGTGCCATTGAATAACAACCTTCTCTAATGTATTCCGAGTTATTAAAAACTTGAATTTTTCTAGTGATTGAATCTTTAGGGTTTTTAATACTTTCAAAAGTTGCCGATTTCGCTGTTCTTTTTACGCAAATATATTGAGGTTTCAATTGAGAATCACCAATGAAATTCATTCGGTAAATATTACCCACTTCGAAAATTACTAATTGATTATTCATTTTTTAAATTTGTTTTATTATTAAGTTACCTCTGGGAAGTAAAGGTTCACACATCTGCTCCTTTATCTGTCGGTCGTATCGGTTGGAATTTTATACCTTTACTTCCTTTCGGTTTACAAATATACATATATATAAATATATAAACCTAATAAAAAGTGAATTATTTTTAAATTATTTTTGTTTTTAAGCTGAAACCCTTGATTTTACTGGTATAAATCGGAGTGAAAAGATTTTACCATAGAAGTTAAACCTTCTAAACTGTCTGGAGCATCATCGTGTTCTACCTTTCCAGTCTTTAAATACTCGGTTAAATTCTTTATGAAGTGGTAATAGTCGGAGCCATGTTCGTAATCTGTACGGAAATAACAATACTCCTTGATAAAACCAGCCATTTGAATAATTCTTGAATGTTTATTGCTGGTTGCTCTAATTGGTAATAAAGAAACCATTCCATTGACTAAAGGTGTCAACAGTTGTACATACATGCCACCTCCAAAATTAGACTCCACACGGCAATATTCTGGAAGATGTTTATTAAGTATTTCAGCACTCATTCCAACGTTTTCTTCTGTGCCTTTTGTAGTGTATAATATATCGTGAATATAAATCTTTTTACCTATTAAATAACCAATTGGAACTGAATGAGCATCTGTTCCCGTGTCAGCAACATCAATGAATGCTAATTTTCCACTGATTTCATCCGTTTTAAGGTCGTTTCCGTTATAATAGTTCAAATCCTCTTTAGCAAACAAAAGTCCCTCTTTAGGTTTAGGATTTTGCATGTATTGAGTATCAAAAACAAATTCATTAATTCTTCTTAATTTATGAAGTTCTTCAATTGTATGTTTAAAGGACCAAAGAGCCGTTCCATCTGTTTTGATTACTGGTAATGAAACAACCTCCCATTCATTCGGTTCATTATCCATTAAATATCCACAAAGGTCGTTTGAGTGAAGCCTTTGCATAATTACAATGATTGGAGTATTTCGGGAATTTACACGGTTCCGGATAGTTGTATCAAATTTGTTATTAATCTTTTCGCGGACCGTTACAGAACCAGCTTCATCGGGTTTTATTGGGTCGTCAATAATAATTGCACCTCCAAAAGAGCTTATTGTATTCGGTTCCGTAAATTCGTCAATGTCGTTTTCTTCCCTATCAACTTCACCAGCTCCAAATCCTGTAACTTGCCCACTGGCTGAACGTGCTAAAACTCCACCACCCTCTGTCGTGTACCATTTATTTTTAGCTTTGGAGTCCTTTTTGATTTGAACGTGTGGAAATAGTTGTTGGTATTCGTCCGAAAGTATTAAATCTTTTATTTCCTCGCTGTTATCCAATGCAAGAGTATCTGAATACGATAAATGAATAAACTTTGCTTTCGGGTTAAACGTCAAAGCGTATGCAATGAAATTCTTTACAACTATTTCCGTTTTGGAATATCTTGGTGCAATGTTAATAATTAGCTTCTTTGTTTTGCCATCAATAACACGCTGTAAAGCTTCAAAAATTATTTCGTGGTGTTCATTTAAAACAAACTTTCTTTGGCTCTTACCTTTAAAGAAATAACGTGTAAAAAAACTAAACGATTTTAAACACTTTAATTGAATTAAATGTATATCTGTTTCCTTATTCATAATTAAAACGGTAAATGTTCATTCTTTTCAAATACAAAATCACTCTTAACGTCCTTTGTTATTGATTGAAGTTGATTCATTGACTTTCGAACAGAGCCTAAAATATATCCATCATTCCATTTAGTACATTTTAACAGTCCAAAATATCGTTGATGGCTTTCAAATGGCAATCTATACAACTCCTTTTCATGCCAAATATAAACTTTACCTAAATAGTTAAATCCTTTGTAATTCATACTTTTACATTTTATATGAGGGTTAGCCATTAGTTATATGAAATAAGCCTATTCAAAACTATAATATTCTTTAACCAAGCTCTCAGTATCGTCACTGACTGGCAGGTCGGTAATTCTTTCTGCAATTTTATGTAGTTCTTCTATTACATATTGGTGTTCTTCTTCTGTCAATCCCGACTCCATGAATGCATAATCACTTGTTCCTGAGTCTAATAAAATTGATTTCGCAAATCGTTTTGCTATCTCTTTTAAAATTCTTTTGTCCATTTTAGTTTATTTTAAGTTAGGCTTTCTTCTTATAACCACACCTTAGCGCAACTTAAAAGTATGCGCCAAGCTGTTTAACGTTAGCAAACAGCTTGTAGAACCGATTAAACATCGTCAATAGTGTAATGTTTAATTATTCTCCAGCCATCGGAGGGTTTTCCGTCAATAGCAATTATGCCATTTCGTTCTATTTTTATTTTCTCATCGGTATCTTCATCTTTAAAATACTCATACCACATTCCGAAAGTTGCCATAACCATTTTTGGTTCTTTTTTTGAACCTGCGTTTATCTCTTTTTCGTAAATCTTTTTCATAGATTTTACGGTTAAATTATATTCTAAATCTATATTTTCATTTAGAAGTTTTACAATTTTCTCTTTGTTTTTTTGAATTTTTAATCTTGACATAATATTTATTTTATCTAAACAATTTAAACATTCTTTAATGTCTTTTTTTTGTTCTGCTATTTTCTCATTAGATTCATGTAACTGCTGAAATAATGATTTAGTTTTTTTCATTATATGATTTTAAAAATGTTTTAACTGCTAAATCTAAATCAATGTCTTTTATCCGATAAGTTCCAACTTGTTCTTTTAAATCTGTTAAAAATTCAGTTACTATTTTCTTAGGCATATTATCAAAATATTCTGATGTTTTACTTGTATCAAAATACTTATTACCGATTTTACCATAAAGTTTTCCGTTGTATTCCATATTTTTATTTATTAAATTGTTTTTTATATTAAAGTCTTATAGCAGCATTCTGAACCGCCAGCAGGTAACACAACCTAAAATCAAACCGCCATTACATAACCGCTTATAAAGGCGGTCAGCTTTTAGCTTGATGCCGTAAGCT